ATCACTCAACTTGCTGATGCTTGGTTAAGCCACTTTGAATATTTCTCAACCGGTCAATTAGAAATACTACAAGGACAAGTGCATAACTTAGGGAATAACACCGACTTTGTTCAATATAATGTGACAGTTTTCTTTAGGGTAAACTAGAAAAAATGTTATAATATCTGGGTGTTAGATGTTGTTTGTGGGAAATTATGAGAAAGCTTACAACTGAAGAATTTATCAAAAAAGCTACAGAAAAACATGGCCTAAAGTATGATTACTCAAAAGCAAATTACGTTGGTAATCACAAAAAACTGGAAGTTATTTGTAGCGAACATGGTTCATTCTTTATAGCCCCAGCGAACCACTACGCAGGCAAAGGTTGTGCTAAATGTGCAACTTTTATAAATAAAGAGCGCTTAAGATTTTCAACCGAAAGCATAATTAGTCAATTTAAGGAAATCCATAAAGATAAATATGACTATTCTAAAGTTGATTATGTAAATATTGATGCTCCTGTGATTATAACTTGCCGTAAGCATGGAGAATTCATGCAAACACCCGCAAAGCATAAGCTGGGAAGGGGGTGTGTAAAATGTCATTTCGAATACAATACATTTAAGCGTGAAAGTTATATTAAGTTGTCCCGAGAAAAGAACAAAAAAGCAAAACTTTATCTAATCAAATGCAATTCTAAAAATGAAACATTTTACAAAGTAGGGATAACGATTAATAGCTTAGAGGTAAGGTTTGATTCACATAAATTACCCTATAGTTATGATGTTATTCATTTGATTGATGGAGACACAGGACTAATTTATGACATGGAAAAACAAGTACATAGTCTTTTGAGAAGCTTTAAATACAATCCTTTAATACCTTTTAAAGGGGATGGGGAATGCTTTTCAGAAGTTCCTCGAAAGATATTAGAGCTTTTGAAGTCATTCTCAGCTCTTGAGCAAAATCAGTTAATTGTTTAAACAAGCACTCATTAACAGCCGCCCATAGGGCGGTTTTTTATTGCCAAAAATTAGGAGCTTATTATGAGTTCAGGCGCTCGTCAGCTAACACAAATAGCAAAAGAAACCACAATTGGTGTAACTCCAAGCCCATTTGACCGTCAAACATTCGAATTCACTGAAAATGCATTAGACGCGACTGTGACTAAAGAATCGTCTAATTCAATTGCAGATTCACGCATTGCACGATCTTCAATGATCACGGGGGCAGAATATGCCGGCGATCTAACATGCGAAGCGAAATACAGCCCGTTGATTCAAGATTTAATGGCCGCAGCTGCTTTTAACAATTGGGCAAATGATGTATTAACTTTTGGCGGTAATGTGCGCCAGACCTTTAGTGTGTTGCGTGGATTCACTGATGTGAATGACTACCATATCTTTAAAGGTGCACACGTAAATACATTTGGAATTGATATTCCAGAACAGGGCCTTATCACCATGACGTTCGGCCTTATGGCTCTAGGACGCCTTGGTGCAACTACACCACCTCTAGGAACAGTCACACCAGCAGATGACAATCCTAAGATGTCGAACATTTCAGTTGGGGACATTCTAATTGATGGTGTTTCTCAAGCAGGCATTTCATGTATTACTGCTTTCTCCTTCAATTGGGATAACTCAATGCAAGTTCAGCGCTGTTTAGGCAGTGGCATTGATCCTAAAAAGATCCTAGAAATGATTGCGGCAGGCACTGGCTCATTTACAGCAGCTTGGTCTCAAAACACTTCTGAAATGTATGCAAAGCAATTCACCAATGCGAACATTTCACTACGAGTTCCTATCACAGATAGTGAAGGTAATGAATATGAGCTATTCATTCCTAAAGTAGAAATTACAGCAAGCCTTCCATCTGGGGGCACAGGCGACATTCTAAATACTTCATTTGACTACACTGTTGTTGATGAAGCCCCAACAATTACACGTACACCTGCGACACCATAAACTTGATAGGCAGCTTAATTGCTGCCTTATTTTTGGAGAAATAAAATGGCTCTTGAAGTCAATATTCAAAGAAATAAAGACGTCAGTTTGTGGCGCGAATATAAAGATGCCGAAGGCAATGTATTGGCTGAGTTCAAGATTCGTGGAATTAGTTATAAGCCTTACCAAGTCGCATTAGAGCGGGTAAACAATCAAATCACTTCCAAAGGTTTTGATGTGGCATTAGCCTCTAAAGAGGACAAGCTCTACCATGAACTTTTATTAGAAGCTGCAGCTTGTCATCTCATTGAAGATTGGAAGGGCGTTGTATTTGTAGAAGTAAATGCTGATGATGAGCAAGTAAAAACTGAACCGCCTTACAATGCGGAGAATGCGACGAAGCTTCTTAACATGGGTGATTTAGGAATTTCCATTTGGTCCTTTATTCGCAAAGAATCTGAAAAGATGCAGAAAGAAGCTGATGCATATAAGGATGAAGTAGTGGGAAAGCTGTCAGCCTCTACGAGTGGTGCAAGTTCGGCTCAGAAGAAGAGGCGAACGACTACAGCAAAAAGCAAGTAGCAGTTGCTAAAGCATTAAATAAACAAGCTACGAATGTTTTGCAAAAGCCTGAATATTCCTACACTGCAAACGCCATTCTCTCAGCCTATAACACCATTGCTCGTTCTAGACGCTACGAGCAGGGGGTTCCATTGGCGATAGATATAGCTGCGATCAATTCTTACGTAGAGCAATACGACTTACCAGTTGAACGGTTTATCTTTAATGACTGTATTTTTACGTTGGATAACTTGTTCCTGGATGAGGCGCATAAGAAGGCGAAGGCTAAAGGGTGATTAAACTTTTAAGAACGGTTTTTATTTGATAAATTCTAATCTGTACTGAACTGGTTAGAATCATGAAAAAGATAATTTTATTGGGCCTTGCTATTTCATTAAGTGGCTGTGTTACTCCAGTAACTCAAATGATAAATAATAAATTTAGTGATATTGTGCCAACAAATCCACAGGCTACAGGTATTTGGACAACTTCTGTTGGTCCCGGGCTTTCTACGATTAAGCTGAATGATGATGGCAATGGAATACTTTGTGAAGATACAAGCGGCTACATTAACTTGAACAAACTTAAGTATTCAAATGGTCAGCTCTATTCTCAAAATGGAATGGTTTTAAAAGTTATATCCCTTAACAAAGATATTCTGGAAGCAAAAACAACATTATCTGCATTTAATATAGATATGGTTTACAAGAAAGATAGCGAGCTAAAAGCTGCATCACTAAAATGCGCTAAAGAAATGTAGATCCAAAAAAACCAATAACCCGACCAAGTGTCGGGTTTTTTATTGCCTAGAGGAAAGTAAGATGGCACAAGAATCACGTCTCGTCATTGTAATTGATGCTAAAAATGCAGAACGTAATGCGCGTAATCTAGGCAATGAATTAGATAGCATTGAACGCAAGGGAGACTTTGCAACTAAGTCAATGGATAACCTTTCCGTCTCAACGCGGGCACTTGCTGGTTATATGGCTGGACTGGTAACTGTGAGTGCTGCAATCAGTAAAATGGATGCCTACACAGGACTACAAAACCGCCTTAAGTTAGTTACTAATAATCAAGTTGAACTTAATAAAGCAACTGAAGACACTTTCCGTATCGCACAAAAAACATATTCATCATGGGATTCTGTTTTACAGGTTTACCAACGCTTTAGTGACAATGCAAAAACACTAAATTTGACTATGGATGATACCGCACGCCTAACTGAAACAGTATCAAAAGCTGTTGCAATCAGTGGTGCAAGTGCTGGGGCGGCTGATGCAGCATTAGTACAGTTTGGGCAGGCTTTAGCAAGTGGGACCTTGCGTGGTGAAGAACTCAACTCTGTAATGGAGCAAACCCCAGCATTAGCAAAAGCTATTGCACAAGGCATGGGTATTACTGTAGGCGAACTAAGATCCGTTGCAGCAGAAGGAAAAATCACATCACAAGAGTTGGTTCGTGCTCTTAAAAACGTCCAATCTAATGTTGATGAATTATTTGCAAAAACTGATATTACTATTGGGCAGTCTTTAACTCTGCTTGGAAATGAAATTACAAAGTTTGTTGGCGAGGCTGGCAAGAGTTCAGGTGCTGCACAGGTACTTTCAGGGTCTATCAAAACATTAGCGGGCAACTTAGATGTTTTAACCTCTGCCATGATGGTTGGCGGAGCATATTGGTTAGGAACATATATTCCAGCTATTTATGCTTCAGGTGTTGCGGTTGCAGCAAAGACTAAAGAGTTAGCAGCGCAAACATTTGCACAATATACAGCGATCCAAGCAGACCGAGCGGCAGCAGCTCAGGAAGTAATTAATACTCAAGCTGTAGTCGCAAATACCCAAGCAACCTTAGCATCATTGGCCGCGGAGAAAGCTCTCGAAGTACAGCGCTTAAAGTCTCAAATCACTGAAAAAGGGCGGACAGCAACATTAACACGTATGGCAGAGCTTAAGAAAATTGAAGCCCAAGTCACACGTGAACTTGCTTTAGCAGAGGGTGCTTTAGCGGCTGCACAATCTAGATCAGCTGCTGCGAGTGCTGCAACTGTGGGAATAGGCTCTCGACTTTTAGGTATTCTTGGTGGGCCAGTTGGCATTGGTATTACTGTAGCAAGTTTGGCTGCTGGTTATCTCTTAATGCGTGATAGCTCTGACAAAGCCAATAAGAAACTTGAAGAACAAGCGGCAGTCGCTAAAAAGGCAAAAGATGAACTCTTAGCTTTAAAGGGATTGGAAAAAGATTCAGCTATTAATGATATGACTACTTCTTTTGAACGTCAGAATCAGGCCCTTGCCGAATCAAGCAGTAAAATTAATATCCAACTAAACGCCATTGCACAACTCTACAAAGGAAACAAAGATATTGTTCAGGTGGTTAATGATGCTAGAGATGGCACTATTAGCATGAATGATGCTGTTAAGCGCTTTAATGAGTTGCGTATAAGTAAAGATATTTATAACGCAATCAAAGAAAACACTGCTGAGTTTGAAAAGAATGCTAAGGAAGCAAAAACGACTCGAGATTCGTTGAAGCTTTTTGGTATTGAAGTTGAATTATCTGGTCGAAAAGCTCAGGCAGCAGTTGCTGGTATTGATGACAACTCAAAAGCTTTAATTGGTAATGAGAGTGCAGCACAAAAGGCCACCAAAGCACAGAAAGGATACTTTGATAGTCTTCGTACTGAAGTTCTTAATTCTAATGAAGAGCTTGCTTTGTTGAATCTTGGATATAGTGAAGAAACTATTAAAAAGATTAATGAGTTGCAAAAAGCAAAACAAGCTGTTGCAGCACCCGGCACAACCGCAATTGTCACTAATGAAGAAATAGAGCAGATTGTGCGTGCACAAAAAGCTCTGGATAATCTTAAGGACAAAAAAGATGCGATAGCTGCTGCTGAAAGAAAACATACTAGTGAACTTGAAAAGCAGCAGAAAGTACTGGCTGTGAATGCCAAAATCCAATCTAATGCAGCTAAGTATGGATTTGCTGCAATTGAATCTAAGTACAACTTGCCAGCTGGCACTCTGTCTGCAATCCATGCGATTGAGACAGGTAATTCAGGTCGTACAGATCAAGTAAATAAAAGTACTGGTGCAACTGGAGGTTTTCAATTCCTTGCTGGAACAGCTAAGCAATACGGAGTAAAGGACCGCACAAACTTAGCTCAATCAGCAGAAGGTGCAGGCAAGTACATGTCTTATCTTCTAAAGCTCTTTAAAGGAGATTTAGAGAAGGCGGTACGTGCTTACCATGCTGGTGAAGGAAATGTTCAGAAGGGTAAAGGTATTGGCAAATACAATAACCAATACTGGAAAGACTTTCAGGGTTATGTTGCAGGTGCCAATGGTTATGCAGCTGGCGATATTTCTTCTAAAGACTTCGATAAGCTACTACAAGATGCCACAAAAATGGCAGAAGATCAGGCTAAGCTGCGCCTTCAGTTAGAGAATGATGTAGCAAATGAAGTCACAAAGATTAGAAATGATCTTGCCAAAAAGTTAGAGGATGTTGATAAAGCTAACTTCACGCCTGAACGGTCGAAAGAAATCAAGGCTGAATTAACTTCTCGTGCAGAAACGGACATTGCTATTGCTCAACAAGCTTTAAAAACCAAGTTGGATGATTACAAGCAATTTAATCTGACTGAGGAACAATTACTTAAAGATAGTTTTGACCGCAAGAAGTTTAATGCAGCTCATGACATTGAATTAAGTAAGGATCAGCGTGATGAAGCTATTAAATATCTTGATCAGCAATATCAGCATGAGTTGGGTTTAATTCAATTAGCTCAAGAACAAAGGCTTTTTCAAGCGAAGCAGTATTTACAATCTGAAATGCAAATCATCTCTCAAAGGTACGAAATGGAGCGAGAAGAAATTCTCACCAACTCCAAACTTGCCATTGAAGAAAGACAGAAGTTAATTAATTTTAGTAAGACTCAGGAGCAGTTGGAGAAAATTAATAAAGCTTCTGGTGTGGTTCGGACGTGGGAAAATACTGCATCTGAAATAAATGGCACAACTAGTTTTAGGCAGTTGGATAATGAAAGAGTTGACCGGACGTCTCAATCTTTAGGGGTTTTAGATGCAGATTTGTCTTTTGCAAAAACTAATGAGGATAGGGAGAAAGCGGCTCAGGCTCATGCTGACAGAATGTATGCAATTGATGCAGATTATCAACGCAAAAAACTTGATCTTGAAATGTCATTTGGTCAACAAATTGCAGGCTCTGTTGCGGACACATTCAAAACTATTGGTGGAGAACAGTCTAAAGCTTACAAAGTTATGTTTGCTGCTGAAAAGGCGTTTGCAATTGCTCGCTCAATTATGGCAATTCAGACAGGTATTGCTGAAGCTGCAGCAAACCCATTTCCTTATAACTTAGCGGCGATGGCTAGTGTTGCAGCCAGTACTGCAAGTATCGTTGCGAATATCCAGTCTGTTGCTGGTGTTTTTCATGGTGGTAAGGATTATGTACCTAAAGAAGCTACATATCTTCTTGATAAAGGCGAACGGGTTGTTTCACCACGCCAGAACCAAGACTTAACAAATTTCTTGGCTTCCCAACGTGAAATGAATCAATTCCAAGCAATTAATTCTAATCCATCTAATAGTGCAACCATCATCGAACCACGCGTCAATGTCTATGTGCAAGAAGGCCAAACGGCAGACGTGACTAGAAATGACGATGGATCTTTGGATGTTCGTATTAGGCAACTTGCTGCTGATGAGGCAAAAAGAGTATTTCAGCAAGAAATACACAACCCAAATAGCGGAATGAATAAGGCGATTAAGCGCAACTATAACGTTGCACCTAGACGTCCATGATAGAAGCACCCTAGGGTGCTTTCTTATTATTTGCAATCTTACTGACAGCATTTTTTAGAATCTCATCTTCAACGCCTTCATGGTGAAGGGTTTCGAGAAGTGTCTGCATACTCATAGCAACAATTCTGGTTATTGTTTCTTTTTCATCTGGTTTAAATGCTAAAGGTGGATTAAAGCTTTCTTCTAAACGAGTTGTTATTTCAGCATTAATGGATCGGTTATTACTTTTAGCTGCATCAGCGATTTTATTTCGAAGATCCTCAGACCAACGCAACTTGTATTGTGGATCTTTTTGATTTTCGCTCATAGAAACAAACCATATACCGCAAATTTAGAATACTCGAATAATAGAGTACCTCTATGATGTTGACAATGACATAAAAGAGGTACATACTAGAAACGTACCTAAATGATGTGTTAGAGGTTTTTATGAGAGTTCAAAGAGGTCATCAATATAAATTGCGTTTTTTGGATGATGCGTATTTAGATGCATTGAAGCAAAAAGGGAAAGAGGAGGATAGATCTTTAAATTACCTAATTAATCAGGCAATTAAAGAGTTTTTAAGCAAGCAACAGGATGCGAAAGCATGAAACCAATAGACAACAAAAAAGCCCCTGAATCTTGGCGGATGCGGAGCTTGATTGAAGTCATAACAGTGAGATATGAACTATGTTGAATATACCATTCGAATTCAATAATGACAAGGTTCCTGACCTAATAGACCTATTGCCAACAATACCTGACGATATGTTTATAAAAGTCGCAGATAAAAAAGAATCTGTTTCATTGGAAGAGGAAGAGTTTTTGGAGAAAGTTAGCAAGGCTGCTGAAAATGCAAGTCACCCAGTTTTAAAAGGAATCAGTGCAATTGGTGTATTACTTGCAAATGCTACTGAAGAGATCCCACTAGAAACATTTAATGATATTGGATGGCTCATTCAGTCATTAGGTGAGCAAGTTGTTGCTTTGCACAATGTTCAAGGTGAGGCTGATGTAGTTTTGGGGGCTAGTCGCAAGAACAAAATATCAAAAGGGAATGGAGGATTGATGTCATGAATATGCTAATCAATCAAGAATCACTTATTCCTGTTGTAGATATGAGTATTGGTGGAGAAGTTCAGCCTTGTGTAAATGCGAGAGAGTTACATAAATGGCTTAAATCAGGTGAGATGTTTGCCACATGGATAAAAAAGCGCATTAAGACGTATAAATTCATCGAAAATGAAGATTATATGAGTTATTTGGTTAATACCAAAAAACCTACTGGTGGACGTTCTTCTAGAGAATATATCTTAACGCTTGATATGGCTAAAGAACTTTCGATGGTTGAAAACAACGAACAGGGAAGATTAGCAAGACGCTACTTTATTAATTGTGAGAAGGCTTTGCGGCAAACAGCTTTTGGATTAATGAACCAATTTAATAGGGCTGTGCTTGAATTTGAAAAGTTTACTGAGATAGCTTCAAATGCTGGTCGAACACTATGTTTGGTTGGGAAGCAATATAAGCCGCAAGCTCTAAGTAAAGTGGAGGAGTTAAAGCAAAAGATTACGCCTCTGCTTCCTTTTGAAGAAGATGAGATGCAAGCCTAAAATAAACAAGAACCCGCTTTGGCGGGTTTTTTATTGCACCATTATTAACCAGTTGTTAAATTACTCCTAAACAAGGGGTATTCTTATGAAAAAGATAATTTTATTAAGCTTATTAGTTACTACATTTTCAAATGCTGAGATTGTTAAAAATTCTAGAGGTGAGAAAGTTGAACTCAAAGATGATGGAACATGGATAATAGTTGGCAAAAGTAAAACGAACAAAGTTGAAAATGGAAAAGAATTCTTTGCAGAGGTTAATGATGGAAAAGATAAGCCCGTAAAAATTAAAGTCTTTGCAAAAGTAGATAATGGGCCAATACGATTACTTACCGAAAATGAAGTGTCCGAAAAGATTAGGACAACGGCAGAAGTTGCGAAAATTGGATTAAAAAATAAGTATTCATTTATCCCAAAAGTTGCCTATATAGAGCAGGAGGGAACAGGGTTGGTTATTAATCTTGAGTATACTGCTGAAAACAGCTATGGGGCCGCAACGGTTGGTAGTCAAAAGGCCAATTTTGCCTTGGATGCAAACGATAAATTGAAAATGTATTAAAAATTTGAATTGCAAAAACCCCGCCAAGTGCGGGTTTTTTTATGGGACAATTATGAACACATTAATGTATTGCTCAACACAAGAAGGCTACTCTGCAAGTTTAAAGAGCGGAGTAATTTCCCAAGAACTTGATGGCGGTGCACCACGTTACCGAAGGGGATTGAAAAACGGGTATCACACTGTAAATGTTCAATGGAAGGTTTTTGATGTTGGGTTTCAATATCTTGACGCGTTCTATAACGTTTGGTGTGAAACACCAGGGCAAAGATTTAATGCGTCCCTTCGGGTGAATGGCCCAGAGTTTAAGCCTTATGAATGTTACTTTGTGGAAGATAGTTTTCAGCTATCAAGCATGCAAGGTCCAGTCTATACGGTGACAGCACAACTAAGAGTTAAGCCAATTGTTGACTCAGAACTAAACCACATCATTGTTGAAACTGGCAATGGCAATCAGGATTTAGCTTCAATTGTGAATCCTCTTGAAAAACTCGTCAATGAAGACCTACCAATTGCATTGGAGGATATTTAGATGGAGATTTATAGATCCTTCTTTTTAAACTCGAGCAGTGGTGTAGTGCCATTGGAATGTGTAGAGATTTCCCATCCTGACTTTACTGAGCCATTTCGATTTGTCAAAAACGATACTGAAGGTGTAGTGGTAAAGCATGAGTCGGCCGGGCCTGATGTTCAATATGAATATCAACCTATGTCCATTCAGCGCTCTACCGTCACTAACGACCTTGATCAGAAACTTAGCCTAACTATTGGTGATGTCGAAGATGAACTCATTAAATCGGTTGTCTCCGCTAGACGTGGCACCAACTGGAAAGTTAGACCAACTGTGAAGTGGAGGCTTTACCGAGACGATGACTTAACAGCACCGATGGTTTCACTACAGACATTAGAAGTTGCTTCAATGTCTAAAGATGGCTCAGGCAATTGTACTTTCGATGCTCAAGCACCTGAACTTAACAGTGTTAGAACTGGCGAGATTTATGACCTTGAGCGGTTCCCATTATTGCGAGGCATGATATGAATCTTGATGACTTGCATAGCCGAGTATGGACTAAGGACTACACTTGCAACGACTTTCTTTGCGAGGCATGGGAGTTAATCACAGGTGAAAAACTCAAAAAGCGATTGATGGCTTTCCTGAATGGAAAAGGTAACTTCCAAGAACTGGAGGTGCCAGAATCACCCTGCATTGCCTTTTTTTCCAATGGACCAAGAAGCTCAACACATGTTGGGCTATTTTATTGCGACAAGGTTTTGCATTTGACGGGGAGAGGTGTACAGTACGTGCCTCTAGAAATAATTGATATGCACTTTAGGGAAGATACGAGGTTCTACAAATGAGCTTAAAAAAAGTCGTAATTATCCCAAAGCAGTTTAGTGAAGAGGGAAAGTCAGAGGCATATGTTGAAGATGTTGTTGCTTACCTCTTTCAACAATTTTCTATCTGGCCTGAACATGCAAAGATCTACCACAACCATATTGCTGAGTCATGTGATGTTACTCCAAATAACCCTAGGACTATTAATGCGCAGATACAGCATTTACAGTCATTAGAGGGGGAGTTTTATGTGGTAATTGAGCCTGAATGGTTGCAGTTCCTTTACTATGCAATTGTAGCGATTACTGCGGCATACAGCCTTTACACTGTATTGACGATGCCGAAACCACAGTCACCGACAGTAGGCTCATCTAATAACGAATTAGCTCAGCGATCCAACCAAGCTCGGATTAACGGCCGCATCCCTGATTTATTTGGTAGAGGGCGCTCTTATCCTGATCTAATTAGTGAAACATATACAATCTATAAAGATGGCATCGAGATTGAAGAATGCTTGATGTGTATAGGGCGTGGTTATTATCAAATCTTGGATATGCAAGACGGTGACACTGATGTTGCTAATATTGCAGGTACTTCAGTTTCAGTTTACGACCCATTTACTTCGATAATTGGCACACCGATTTATCAAGTTGGTGATTCATTTACTGAGTTACCAAAGTTTGTAAGAAACTCAGATTCAATTAATGGGCAAACCATTGAGCAGCCTAATAGTGCAGTACTTGAGTCAAGTAGCATCTGGTTTCAAAGCCCGAACTTGATTAAATCGACTGGCTTAGACTTTACACAGAAGTTTGCAGCGAATGACCGAATTGCATTGAGTGGTGCGGTTTATGGCGTGCAAGATGTGAATCTATCAGGCTCAATCATGGTGAATGAAGACAAGATGGTAATCATTGAATCTTCAACCAATATTGATAATCCAAACTTGTTTAAAGGTTTGCTCCTCGCAGGCGCTTTAGTTGATATAGAAACTACCTCAGGAACACCACCAGTTACCGAAACAAATACACGTGACTTGTCTGGGCAGTTTGTAGTTTCAGGTGTGACGAAGACGGTTATTTCAGGTAGCTTCCATTATGAAATTACTTTATCAAATCCTGAGAAGGTCAATGCTAACTGGCAGTATGTAAATAACAGCTACACCATTACAGCAGGGGCTACTTTAAACCGAAATTCGAACTCAATAACGCTTGATGACACTTACACAATCAATAGCGTGACTGCTGATACGATTGCTTTAGTCAATCCGTCAGCCATTAACAGTGATTGGGATAAGTTACTGACACTGCCAAATCAAAGCACACAAGGGCAAGAAGTTTTAGTCCGCTTTGATGCCGTAAGTTCGAAGTATGTCGGATGGTTTAATTTCGATATGCCTGAGGCAACTCAAGCAGTGTTTAATTTCTTCTTTCCCAATGGGCTGTTCTATCAAGATTCAAAAGGCGGGGTATGGGAAGAAAAGATTACGGTCATTATCGAATTACAGGCGATTGATGGGAATGGTGATCCAGTTGGATCTATCACGACCATAAACCAAGAGATTCGAGCTAATAACAAATCACAGTTTGGTAAAACGATTTATATCGACTTGCCAACGACTGGATCTTTCCGATTTCGTTTAAGTCGAACTACACCAACTCAGGCAGGTAAGACACAAGACACCTGCAAGATTAAGTCGGTGTATGGGATGACTGACTCAACCATTGGTGACTATGGCAATGTAACTGTTGTTCGTTCTCGCACAGTGGCTACAGATGGTGCTTTGTCTATCAAAGAGCGTAAGCTCAACTGCTTAGTCAACCGTAAGCTACCACTTGATGGAACAGGGCCTTTACAAGTCACTCGCTCGGCAGGACAAGCATTAATTAATCTAGCTTTGGACGAGTACATCGGTCGCCGAACAAGTGCTGAGGTGGATATTGCACAGATTAATGCAGAGATTGACAAAGTTAATGATTACTTCGGCTCGAATGTTATGTCTGAGTTCAACTACACCATTGATGATGACAACCTAAGCTTTGAAGAAATCGCAGGTATGGTTGCAAGTGCCGCTTTTTGTGAGCCTTACCGGTTCGGAAGTCTTACTCGAATCAAGTTTGAGCAGCCACAAGAAAACTCAGTCTTACTTTTCAATCATCGAAACAAAGTGCCTTTAACTGAAAAGCGCTCTTATACGTTCGGTGTACAAAAAGATTATGACGGAGTTGAGCTTGAATACACTTCTGATGTAGATGATGCCCGCATCAAATACACAATTCCGGAAGATGTCACGCCTAAAAATCCATTGAAGATCACTACTACTGGTATTCGTAATGAAGCTCAAGCCAAAACACGTGCTTGGCGAGAATGGAACAAGCTCCGCTACAAGTATGTGTCTTGTGAGGTTGAAGTCTTAGACGAGTCTGAATTACTGATCCGAAATGACCGAATCTTAAATGCCAATAACACAGTTGTTGATACCCAAGACGGTGAAGTTACTGGTGTAGATGGCTTAACAGTTATGACTTCTCAGCCGTGCAAGTTTGAAGTTGGGCATGATTACTATGTTCATCTGCAAATAGCGAATGCAACAGTAGATATGGTGCCATGCACAGTTGGTACAGATGAATATTCATTAGTTTTATCGAGACCACCTGTTCAGCCTCTTGTAGTTGATCCTGATCGGTATGTGAAGACACTTTATACATTGGTTAGAGCAGATCAAGCCGAGATTGATGCATTCATGCTCGAAGAACTGACACCCCAAACTCAAATGACCAACACGCTGAAAGCATCAAATTACGATGACCGATTTTATGAGCGTGACCACGACTTTATTTAATTAATTAACAGAAATCTAAGCCCCTTTATTGGGGCTTTTTTATTGCTTGGAGAAAAGTAATGGCCGATATCATTACTCGGGAACAGTTGGAAAATGCTTCATTAGATGCTGATAGTTTGGAGTTATTTATTAGTGGAACTGATGCTGAGGATGTTCTAACACGCTTGGGGCAGATTTACCCGACACTTGCAAAATTAGTTCGAGTTTTAATGGAAACAGGTGGCTGGAAGGCATATGCAACTGAAGCTGCTTTGCTCGCAACCACCCCTATAGTCAATCCATCAGTTGGCTATGCATTTGATACTAAGAAGCTCTACTTGTGGAATGGCACTACTTGGATAAATGAAGGATTAAGTCAGTACGAACAATCCAAACTATACACAGATGATCTACTACCGCAAAAAAACCTTGCAGTTGGTTTAGTTGAACTTGTTTCAAGCACTCCTCGTTTAATTTCTGGGATAGGCGTTAATTACAACCTAGATATCGTCAATGATGTTCGCTATACAGCAATGGTTATCCCTTGCTATGAGGGCACAGAGATTACTCTTTGGAACTCAAGCAACGGAAGTGTGGCTGGTGATGGTTTTGGCTTTACATTTCACAATGCATATCCACCATCACAAGCAAATAAAGTTACTCCACATCCAGGTTCTCACTCAACGGTAAATGGTACTGATACCTTAATTCACACAAGAGTACCATCAGGTGCAAAATACATTGTTGTGAATAAATCTGTTACATCGCTTGGTCTAGATTTGACGTGGAAAGTCCAAAATGGTTATGGCCTTGATAAAACATTAACTTTTAATGCAGTAAGCTTAATGCTTGATAGTAAATCAAGTGTTTCATTTAGAGCATCTACGCCAGATAACCTTTACTCAAGCTCCAATATAGTGCCAGGAAAATATCTCAATCTGACTGATGGTATTATTCGTGATATTACAACTAAGCCAAACTGGAAATTAGGCGTTATTCCAGTAGAACCGGGTGTTACGTACCAATTAAAGCTAATCGGTGATCCGAATTTCATTAAGCCAAGTTTTCTTGTTAATACCCGTTCAATCGCTCAAAACACACCAACAACATTAGCTACTTTAACAAGCTTGGGTGACAACCTGTATTCATGTGTTGCGCCTGCTGGGGCAACTTATCTTGTTTTAACTCTTGATCTAACACCAGATTACCCACAGGTTGCTATTTCAAGCACATTAGTTGTTCAGCGTATAAAGAACGCTTCTGGTCTCTCAATTACAAATATTGCTGGCATTCCGATTGCAGATCCAATTGCACGGGCTTATCTACTTAAATCTAGTATTTATGCAGATGTGAATAATTATTCTCAATCACAGAACAAAACAGACTGGTATTTAAGTATTGTTAACTCAACAGTGCAGCCACAGACTACATATCACTGGAAAATGGCAATGATCCCTGTCAAACCAGGTGGTGTTTATCGAGTTGTGTGTCCACGTCCGAGCACAACATATAACTTGCGTTTCACTGAGTTAGATAATCCGTTAGTCACTAATACTGCCACCTTAGCCCCTGCACAAAGCACAGTAATTGATGACAATAATATTGAAGTTACTGCGCCGAGCAATGCAAAGTATTTACTCATCAATACTTACATTGTTGGTGGTAGTTTTAACTATGACATTACGGCAACTTTGGTTGTTAAAGATGTAAGTAATGCAGTTAAAACAGCGTCAGAAATATCGATGCTAAATGGATTGAGTTTGCGTGACAATGATTCTAGAAGGCGACTTGATGCGCTTGAAATTAGAACATTTGATTCAATTCTGAAAGGTAAAAAGGGGCTTTATGTAGGTGACAGCATAACACAATATATTCCTGATCGATCACCTCACAACTATCACTACTTTTTAGCTCAAATGGTAGGGGGGATGACTGTATATAACTATGGTAAATCTGGTACAGGTTTTTTCAATAGATATAACGTTGCAGATGATATTGTAGAGACAGATATTGATTTTGTGGTTGTATTTTTAGGCACAAATGACTGGGGTAATCAAACTTCAGAAAACCAAAAACTTTTGGGTGCATTTGGGGATACAGGAACAACAACAATATCGGGCTGTATTAATACCACTCTTACAAAGCTGATTAATAAGTTTCCATTAATTCCGCTTGTAATTTTTACGCCATTGCCTCGTGGTAACAACTATGGCTTGAACGCTGCTAAAAATGCATATGGTTATAACTTAAAGGATTTAGTTGATTTATTACATCAATATGCAACGCATTTTTCTCTACCAATTCTTGATTTATATAGTGGATCGACTTTGTATCCGTGGAACGCCACTGCAAATGAATATTACTTTAAACCGCCTGAAGGAAGCATATATCCGCCGAATGGAGATGGATTACATCCAAATGAGGAAGGTCACAAAGTTTTAGCTCATATAATTAAGGTTCCATTAGAGTCAATTCAACACAAATAATGCACCCAATCGGGTGCTTTTTTTTGCATTAATTTTCTGGAGAAATAAATGGAACCAGTTTCTACAAGCGGTTTAACAGCATTATTAAAATTTTATGGTGCAGCAATTATGGTGACTTTAGCAGTCGCTTTAGTTGCAGCAGTGGTATTAATGACACGCATGCCACGCTCACCTCAAGAATGGGCAGTGGGGCTCATTTGTACAGTTGTATCAAGTCTCGCAGGCGGTTCATTCATCATCGTGAAATGGGGGCTTCATGAATGGATTACAGATATTTGGGGGATGATGGCACTTGGTGGATTCTTCTTTGTTTGCGGTATTCCCGGTTGGGCTTTGGTCCGATGGACTTTTAACTTTATCAATAAACAGGAAGGTAAGACGATTATTGAAGTAATCAAAGAAGTTAAGAAAGCCAGAAGTGATATCGAAAACAGTTAATGCCGCCTTCGGGCGGTTTTTCTTTATGTGACATTTAGTAACCAGTTTGTTAAATTAGTTAAAAATTAACAATGGTATTGAAATGAATAAATTATTAATAATTCTTCTATTTTCGTTTGGGTTATTGGGTTGTGTAAAGTCTGAACAACAAAAGATGCAAGAAAAGAGAGATAGACTTGACTTACAAGTGCAGAAACTTGTGAGAAATAAACTTAAGGATGAATCAGCCAAGTTTAGGAATCAATGGGATCTTTGTGGTGAAGTTAATACCAAGAATAGTCTTGGAGCGTACACTGGCTTTCAGAGGTTCCTAATGAGTGGTGAATACATATATTTTGAGAATGACTACAAGTCAGACCAGACATCTATGTCAGCATTTAATGAAGCTTGGGATTCAGAATGTAAAAAATAGGGTATATCAAATTCTAAAAGAACCGCCGAAAGGCGGTTTTTTATTGCCTAGAGGAAAGTTAAATGAACATCGAACAATATCTTGAAGAGCTCATCAAACGCGAAGGTGGGTATGTGAATAATCCCGCGGACCGTGGCGGGGCAACAAAGTATGGCATTACTCAAGCTGTGGCACGGGAAAATGGATATAAGGGTAATATGAAAGATTTGCCTCTTGATCTAGCTAAATCTATTTATCGGAAACAATACTGGTCAGAACCACGTTTTGATCAAGTAAATGCACTTAGTTCAGCTGTGGCAGAAGAGCTTTTAGACACAGGTGTGAACTGTGGTACTGGCTTTGCAAAACCTCTTTTACAACGTGCATTAAATTTACTTAACAACCAAGGTAAAGCAGGGTGGCCTGACCTTAAAGTTGATGGGGTTTATGGTCCAGCTACTTTAAAAGCTTTTAAAACTTATTTGGATAAACGTGGAAAGGATGGTGAAAAAGTCCTAGTACGTGTGCTGAATATCATGCAGGGCCAGCGCTACATTGAAATCTGTGAACGTAATCCAAGCCAAGAACAATTTTTTTATGGCTGGATTGCTAACCGGATCAGTTAGGATGAAAGTCTTCCATTGCAAGCGTTCAAAGATTGCATCGATCATCACAATGCTGTGCCTCCTTTTCTCAGGTTGCACAGCTCACACAATTAACACCTCAGTTAATGTGGGTATATGCGTTAAGGCTTTGTAGATTAGTTCTTTATTTCAAGCAATGATTCCCATCTGAACGGATTATTGCTTAACTTATCTCTAGACATTGACCAATTACGGCTAGGTACATAGCAAGTTCCAATTCCTAACTTCTTTTTGCCGAACCGGGTATGGACATTATCAAGAGCCTGCATTAACTGTTCTTTCTTTTCTATTTGTTCAAAGTCAGTGAGAAGGTCATATGTATGGCCCGATTTAGGTTCTAAACATGTCAATATAACCCCACATTTTTTGTATTTAATGCCTTCTTTAAATATATGCATAACCATTACAGTAGCAGCTTTAACAAAGTCTAATGCACAATCGGTGGGCTCAGGAAACGCATAACTTATAGATTTATTATAAAAAGGTGCATTATCATCAAATGGGCTAGATTGCACAAAAACAATTAAACATCCGCATAAAGATTCATCATCTCTGAGTCTTTTACAGGCTTCTTGAGCATGCATCCCGATTGCTTCTTTTAAGTCATACAGCTCTGTCACTTTGGCACCAAAAGAACAAGACTTAATTATTTGCTTTTTAGAAGGTGGGGCATCTTCAATTTCTATGCATGAAATTCCTTGTAATTCATTGATTGTTCGGGCCATAACAATAGAAAACTGTCTCTGCATCTCTCTAACTTCAGTACAAGCTAAATCCAAAACACTTTTGATTCCCATCCCATGTAGCTTTTTTGCATGCTTGCGGCCAACACCCCAGACTTCACTTACATCTATCTGAGAAAAATAATATTCCTTATTGCATGGATCCATATTTACCAAATCACAAACACCATTAAAGCCAGCATTCTTTTTCGCTATATGATTGGCAATCTTTGATTCTGTTTTACTTCTACCTATCCCCACGCAAACTGGCAGTCCTAGCCATTTCAATATCTTCGCCCGCATATCATGACCTACTGTCTGTAGATCAAAATTCTTCTCATAAGCAGTGAAATCTACAAAGCACTCATCAATTGAATACCCTTCAACTTCTTCTTCGGTCACATAGGAACCAAGTATCTTATGAAAGCGTCTGGACATTTCTGCATAAAGTGCATAATTACTTGAAAGGACAATTACGTTGTGTTGCTTAACAATGTCTTTGATCTGGAAAAGTGGTACACCCATTTTTATATTTAGGGCCTTGGATTCGTTACTACGTGCAACAGCACACCCATCATTATTTGATAACACAATGACAGGTTTATTATTCAAACTTGGATTAAAGACTCTTTCACATGAGACATACATGTTATTAACGTCTATGAGAAAAAATACTTTCTCCTCATGTTTCATGATCTTTTTCTTGTATTTTTTAGAATGAAAGTAACAACACCCCAAATTAGTAATTCCTGTCCATCACTTAAGTGGATATCTTCATAATCTGGATTTTCCGCTTTTAACCAGCGCTCATCCTCATCAATCATTAGACGCTTAACAGTAAAATCATTATCTACAAGGGCAACTACTATATCGTTATGTTTTGCTTCAAGGCTGCGATCTACAACAAGTTCGTCATCTATATCTATCCCAGCATTCAACATAGATAAAGATGCAACTCTCACAATAAATGTGGCAGTTTCATTTTTAATTAAGTGTTCATTCATATCGAGCGCTTTATCAACATAATCCTGAGCAGGAGAAGGGAAGCCTGCGGAAATCTTTTCGATTGCTAAAGGAATGGATATTTTTGTGGATGGAGTAACTAATTTTATTGAGCCAATATCCCTCAAAGCCTTGCACTGGTTGAGATGTGGCTTTATTTCGATAATTGAAGGGCTTAAATTGCTCATAGTTACTCCTTGATTTTGTTACATAATCAAGATGATATGCTAGAGCTGCTTTAAAATTCAAATTTAAAAAGTTGTGGATAAATAAGGAGAAGTCGTAACTTGTCGCGCTCTAGTGTGCGTTTGGTCGGAAATCCTTCAATTTTGACTTCGGTTGTGCTACGAACTCATCTAGTGGCATATCAAGAAAAAATTCATTAGCTTCTTCATGTTTGCAATGCAGCCAGTCATCCCGTAAATCTGGTGGAATAACAATAATAGAGCGCTTTTCATCATTGGGTGCGTGAAATTGCTTCATGAAAGGGTGATGATCAGAATTGATTGTGAGCATGCTCATTGATCTGATTGCTTCACCATTTACCTCTGCATACTCATAAATCCCAGCAATCGTAAAAGGCATTTCGTCCTTCCTATAAATTCCCCACCATTCAGGCTTATCATTAATATACTTGGGCTCAAAGATTACATCAGCCGGAATTAAGCAAAATTGGTTTTTCTTCCATGCATTCCTAAAACTAGGTTTAGTTGCCACAGTCTCAGTTCTGGCATTGTAAGTATTCCTAACTTTCTTTAAATCTTCTACCCATGGCGCGACTAAACCAAACCTAGCCAAACGCCATTCCATTTGTTCTTTTTTTGAGAATAAGAGAGGGGCTTCATAATTTGGGTAAATATGATCTTTATATTCAAAAGTTGGTTCAAATAGATCGAGTAGGTGGATTCTATCTTTTGCGATAGGTTCGTAGTTTGAGCACATATTTAACCTTTATTATTATTTCTATTAAATCTAGTTTACTTATCCAGATCTACTAAGAAAGTTTAAAATCATTGAGATTTTGTTGTTTATTAGAAATGAATAAATAGGGGGTAAAAAAGTTAGAATAGTTTTGGTTAAAAATTACACTTGTCAAATGAAATTAAGAAATCAATAAGATGCTTACATATTGCTTACATGAGAGTAGGCATTAAAAAACCACTTAGGATTAATGCACCTAAGTGATTGTTTTAAATGGTGGGCCCACCGTGACTTGAACACGGGACCAACGGATTATGAGTCCGCTGCTCTAACCAACTGAGCTATAGGCCCTATAAGCAAGAAAAGCTTTTAATCTCAAGGCTTTTCAGTGCGTGCAATACTAATCAATTTTTTAATTAAACACAAGTCATTTTCTAAAGTAGGTACATGCAGACCCAAAAATTATTGTGTTGTTTTGGTTAAATATTACAAGCGGTACTGATTCTAGCGTATGAGTACTTCACGAGTAAAGTGAACTAAGTTATTTATCGATCAATTAGAACTTATTCGAGCCAAAAGTTTATAGTGATTGGGGGCAATTGTCTTTTCGACTCAAATTATTAATTCTTTTAAAATACTTTTTGTTTGAAATTTAGCCGCGCAATGAAAGCGGGTATTTGAATAGTGCTAAAATATGAGTTAGATAATTTTTACAGAAATTAGTAGAGCACAAGCATAATTTCTTCATATGTGCCTTACACGAAATTTATAAAATTTCGATATAATATTTTTTAATAAGACTTATAAATTTTTTTAAATAAACTTAATTCAGGAAATATTTTTCTTTATTAAATCTTTAGAATAAATATTACTTCATAAAATTATATTTTTAGATTTAATTATCTCTTAGTATAGCCAATTTATATTATTGCAATAGGTGGTATTCTTTGGAATTTAATGAAAACCTGTAATCAATATATTGATGATAGTTCGGTTTTTCTTCTAAGTGATCTAGGTTAGGAGACATAATTAATATTTCAAAAGTAAGATTAAAAAATGAAGATATTTGTGGGATGATTTTTTTAGGACGTACTAAATTTTCCTTTAACTCTTGAAGACCTAGGTTCGTATATATTCGTAAAATTACTCATAAAAAGTTAAGAGTCAGAGCGTTTTAAAATAAAGAACCTAGTATAAGATGAATAAAACCTTAAGAATGGAATATGAAAAGTAATGAGTAGAAGTAAACTCATCTTAAAATTAACTTCTTTATATCATTTTATTAAAAAATAGTGCTTTTGAGTAAAGAAATTGGGAGCTTTTTATCAATGAAATTTCTTTCTTTTTCTAATGTGTTTTCTATATAAAACTTAAAATGTGATTGCTTTCACGGTGAAGACAAATGATTGTATTTTATTGATTTTATTCTTGACTAAAATGCTAGGTTTTAATAAAGTATAAATGTATTTTTCCAAAATAAAAAACTATTGCTTAGTCCTGAAATACAGTAAGAGGCCTGCTTTTTAAGTAGGCCTCTTGCTTTCTGTAATATTGAGAAAAATAAGGTAGAACAATAAGCTAAACTTTTAAAGTAAGTACGTATAACTAAAAATAAAATGACAAAAAGAGACAATACATATTTTTTAATAAGATATAAAAAATTATAAATTTTCTTGAATAATTTTGATGAGTTCTCGAGCTGCTTTAGATAAGGGGCGGTCTTGAAGCCAAATTAAGTAAATGGATAGAGGTAAATGATTTTTGGTATTTTTAAAATCTAAAAGCACTAAGTGGCCTTGATCGATTTTTTCTTGTACTAGCGATAAAGGAAAATTTCCCCAACCGAGTCCCGCTTCAACCATATTAATTGCTGTTTGTAGACTATTCGTTTTCCAGTACATTGCCCCAATAATCGATCGGGAATCTGTCATTTCATGCTCACTACTCGCCACCACAATTTGTCTAATATTGATTAACTCTTCAATAGAAAACTGCTTTATTTTCTCTTGTAGAAGACTATGACTAGACGAGATAGTGGCCACTACTGTTTCAGTCATTACTAATTGCAAATTTTCACGCATTTTTATATTTAAATCTGACCCCGCCAAGCAAAGACTAATTTCGTCCGAATAAAGTAAATTGACGATGTCATCTTGAGGGGCAGTAATAACTTCTATATTAAGTAATGGGAATTTATCCGCTAATTTTTTTATTGAATAGAATAATAATTTGGTATTTACATCAGAGACAATGCCAATACGTAATTTAGTTTCAAGTCCTAAAGAAAGTTCATGGGCATGAGTACTAAATAGCCTAAGTTGTTCAGAAATAATACGGGCCTGTGGTTCTAAAGCTAATGCTGTAGCCGTTGGAATGACTTTTCGAGGGGTCCGTTCAAACAAGATATAACCCAATTCTGCTTCTAAATTAGCAACAGCCATACTTACGGCCGAAGGTACTCGATTTAATTTACGAGCGGCCGCAGAGAAAGATCCCGTATCTAGTACGGTGATGAAGAGTTCAATATTTTCACTGTTAAAATTCAT